CCATTTGGCCCTGTGGCTTCCACCAGAATACGCTTAGACTCTTCTGCTTTTTCTTTCTGGCTTCCGCCTTTGGCAAAGTGACCGACTGCACCACCTTTGGCCATATTAGGAGTCATGGGTGGCTTGATGGCGCTCATGGCTTGACCTTGAGGCGTCAGGTTCAAGATATTGCTTGGACTTTGTGGCATGCCAGAGCCAGAAGGAGCCATGCTAGGGAATGGGCTTTGTTGGCCTTGTGGTGGCTGTTGCTGTGGCTGTTGAGGCATGAACTGTGTGCCCGACATCATTGGATTGACGTCTACGCCACCAACAGGCAAAGCGCCTTTGTCAGTCTTCACGCCACCCACATCAGGCAATCCAGATGAATTGGGATTGGGGTTAACAAACATCTTTGGATCGATGTCCACGGCTTCATTGACGCCGATGTTGTTCATCACTGCGGGGTTGCTGTGACGGGCAACCTCTAAGCGCATTTGGGCTAGTGTGGGTTCATTCATAGGTTTTCCTTTTATTGGGCCACCGTCGGCGTAACTGTCAGCCTTCTTGTGCTTGACATTCTTTGCCAATACCAATGGCCCTATTTGGACGACGTGTTCCGCATGACTTACAGGCTTCATAGTCTTGCGGTCGTAGAAGTATCCATGCCTGCGTGGATCATAACCAACCTGAGTCCATTCAGGATGATTCAAGTGCTCTTGTGCATGCTTAACTGCTTCGTCTTCATGCATGTGATGTAAGTCACCAACGATTCGAGCAAACGGTGCTTTGTTCTGCTCACCAGTTGCAACACGAATGCCCTTATGGGGATTGGGATCAAACTCAGCATTCTTCACTGAGGATACTGGCCCATATGATGTGGGGCGCTTTTCATTGGTCTCATCATGGATTGAATTAACCCAAACACCATGATGCTCATAAGCAGGTATATCCAGCCTTAATCCAACCTTATGCCCTTCAGGCCAAGACTCATGGCCACGCCATTTGTCCTGCTTGTTGGCCATCAATGCCCTCTTTGCATCTTCATCTGATGCAGGCTTTGGAATAAAATCATAGGGCTTCACAGGCTTGTGTTTGTTGACTATCTTGTCATAGTCTTTCTTGTTCATCTCACCCGATTGAAATGCTTTGGCCGCGCTTTCAATTTCAGGTATGCGACGTTGAAGGTTTGGGTCTTGAACTGTTGGTCTGATGTCTACCTTACCGCCTTTAGCGAGCAACTCATAACGCATCTGAGCTGTTGACTTCACCTTGCCACCTCTATTTTTAGTAATGTCAGGATTATTGACATTGTATGTGCCACGGTTACCGATAGCTGACTTAACATGTTTAGGATCAAAAACTACAACTGAATCATCTAATATTGCTCCATCAAACCCTTGATCTTGCAATATTTTTTTATGTCTTTCATCATGTGTATTCCATCCAAATCTAGAACTATCTTTGGCCGCCAAATCCCATGCATCACTAAATTGATCTTTGTTTGCAGGATTTTTTAATCTTACATGCACTGGATATACGGATGGAGGTTCACCCACACCTTTTGCAGAAATTGTTGCATATTCGTTTGCAACATCTGGATTTTTAGTCGCCCAAATTCCTACTGCATTTTTTGGAGCTTTAAATGACTTTATATCTTTGTTGGTGCCATGATACATGACACCCTTCTCAACGCTAGGTTCAAGAAAGGCTTTCCTGCCCTTTTCACGGAGCTCGGCACTCATCTGTTTAATGGACGGCTGTTTCTTCATTGCGCCATTATCCTATGCTCGGACAATCATCGCAACGGCCATCACCTTGACAGAGCCCCAAGCTCGCGCAACTCCTCTTGCCTCTTTCGCCATCTGATCCATTCTCTGAACATCTGCACTGCTTGCTGTTCCCACACTTCGTTCCTTGGTGTCGCTGACAGCTCGAACTTATGGTCAGACAAAGTGATTCGCGTTCCGTCAATGTGGAGGACTTTCCTATAACAATCGTCTTGATGATCTCGGCCATTCATTTTCACCTCTTAATACTAATTGATTACTAGTTAAACTAGTAAAACTAATTGATTACTAGTTAAACTAGTATTCCTCACTGCGAATAGGGGTTTGATCGACCCTTCCTGTTGTAGAGTTCTGCGTCGTCGATGTCCTCTTGCATAAGCTCCTCACGAGGTGGCGCATCGATGCTGATCCATCCTGCGTCACGCAGGTATCGGAGCCCTTGGCTGATGCAGTCCACGAACTCATCGTGTGCGGTCTCAGGGAAAGAGCAGATCTGGCTCACCATGCCTTCAGCCCAGTCACGGACGAAGCCTTTGCGCTTACTGGACTCAGGCACCCACACGCGCCCTGCTTTAATGATGTTGGCCACGATGGATAGGCGTTGGACTTTGTCCGCTTTGCCAGGGTTATACGCATGCACAGGCAGATGCGCTCTCTGTAAGTCTTGTATGAGTGATATGCCTGCGCTCTTGTCCTCCACCAAAACCAAGTCCACAAGCTTCTTGTCCCGTCCTTCGCCAAAGACTGACTCGTACTCATCGAGCACTTTGGGACGCAGGTCAGGGTATTGGAGGTGCTCTTGCCAACAGTCTAGGATCATCACGGACATACCGCCATCCATAGGCTTAAACACGCCCATAGTGATCGATCCAGTGGGGTCGTTGTATGTTTTGTCGGACGTGGCGCAGTCATAGCTCTGAATGATGTATTCAAGCTTGGGGAAGGGCTTACCATCAGGCCAGAGTCGGAACCATGTACGCTTGACGATGCCAGACTCCTCCATGTCGATGAGCTCGGCGTGGATCTCTTGGCGGCCAAGGTTGGTGCCTTCGTACTGAAGAATCTGCTTCTGGAACGATGGAGCCAGATTGGCAATGTTGGAGTAGGTCGATGCTTTGGTCACCACGACGTCGTCGCCTTCGCGCCCCACCAGATCAAGAATCAGGTCTTTGGGCTTTGGTGTGGTGGAGCAGATCAGCTTGGTGTGCTTACCCAATCGAATGCCGAACTGAATCATGTCCCACGAGTCTTGGAGGTATTCCCACGCGGCCAACTCGTCCAACCATCCGCCGTGGAACTGGGGGCCTCGGAAGCGCTCTGGCTCCGATGCAGGGATGCCCTTGATGAATGAGCCATTGACTAGCTTGATCTCATGGAGGGCTTTGTTGTAATCCGCTATGAGCTCCTTCGGGATGATAGATAGCAGGCCAGAATCGCCCTCAAAGCATGTGCCCTTAACGTCGCCACTGGTAGGGGCCGATACAAGCCATCGGGTGTTGGGTTGATTCCACGCCCATGATGCTAGGGTCTCCGCCGCCGCTCTAGTCTTGCCTGCTCCACGGCCTGCAAGCATGAGCCATATGGCCCACCAATCCCCTGCGGGCTCGATCTGGTGCTTGTGAGCGACCTTGAGCCACTTCATCTGCCAATTGAAGGCTATCTGATTGACAGGGGTGAGTTTCTTAAACTCCTCAACCAAGGAGGTTTCATCTTCAAGTATCGCGTCAACGACACTCATTCAGCTTGCCTTTGCATCTTGATGGCCTTGAGGAGCTCGCCGAACACGTTCATGTTGTTCTCCACCACTACAGGGCTTGTATCGTCGCCAGAGTGCGTGATGCGCTCGCCATACTTGCGTGGGCGCTGTTTGGCGGCGTTCCACTTACGGGCATCAATGCGCTGTCTCTGCCACTGGATGTAAGCCGAATCAAGCTTGATATCGATCTGTTTGCCGTCCTTGTCAAACACTGGCGCCGTCTCAGGCGTCTCGTCCGCAATGGACACGATTTCGTCAGCGTGAGTCTCAGCCTGTTCTTCGCGCGCACGCGTGTACATGTCCAAAAAATCTGAGTGATCTCTCAACCAAACATAAACGATTGAGTGGCTGGGCATCTCTTCGTCCCTGCAGATGCTTGCTAGACTCTCTCCTAGTGCAAGCCTATCGCATATCATCTTTGCCTTCTCTGTGGAGTATCCTGATGGTCTGCCGAGCTTTTTTTGTTCCGATGGATCTTTTCGCTTTGTCATCTCTATTCCTTTCGCGCGATACTTTCAGCGCAATTAGCCCAGAGTGTAACTTATTGTTGATTTATTGTGGTAACAAAAAAAAGGGGAGTGATTAGCTCCCCTTATAAATATTGCCCTTCGCCCAGGCAACTGCAAAGAAAGTACCCCTCATAGGTACGTCTGCATTCTATTACTCTTCTTGCTCACTGCGCAATATGCGGCGCTCGGCCCAAAGTTTGTACGCCGTGAGCTTCTTGTTCTCTTCCTTTAAGCGCTCGATCTCACCTTTCTGGTGGTTCATGGTTGCATGAGCCCGATCAATCCATTCCTTGACCTCTTGTGGCATTGCGAACTTGGGCTCTGTTGTTTTCTTTGTAACCACTTTACGCTTCCTCCACAGTGATCTTGTACTTCTTACCGTAGCGGTCTTCTACCATGATGGTTTTCTTTGTTGATAGGAACTTGCCGTCGTCGGTCGCGTCGAACTTCATGTTGCCAACACTGGCCAAAAGCTTGTCATGCACAGCGTCCAAAGCTTTCAGGTTCTTTTGAATCTGGTACGCGATGTAGTCGCAATATGCGATCATTGTGCGTGACTTGACCGTATCTTCCACGGCCATCTTGATCATGGGTTTAAAGTCCTCAATAGTCATATTCTGCCTCTTCTTCGAAATACTTAATGATACTGCTTTCAACTGCTACAACGTCCTTATCGGACATCTTGCGCTCTAGCCAAGGTGCTTTGCGACCATTGCGATCTAACACCTCGAACTCAATCTCTGTATAGCCTTCATAATCGTAGTCACTCGCGGCATGATAGCTGTAGCTACCTGCATGATGCATGAAATGTGTTACGCCTACCTTGCATGGGATGCCTGCGATTCTTGCATCGATTACTGCTGTGTATGACATTTCTAACTCCTTGTTATAAACCTGCTCTGTTGCAGTGACTACAGTATAACTCTGAGTTAGAGTTTGTGTCAACTATTTTTTAGGTGTTTTCCCTAATTCAAGGGTCTACAAATAAACATCTCGTCAGCCATGCCCATAGGCCCGCTTTTTTCAATCTTCTCGTGCATTTCGTAGGAAGCTTCGGCTGTATCGTATCTTGCCCTGATGTCTTGAATCAATATCCCCATCATATGGTCAAAGCTGAATTGCTTTTCCTCCACGTTTGGATTAATTCTGACTGTGATCATAGCCAAGGTCATGAGCTCCACAGCCATATTGGTCACGATGGTCAAGAAGACCTCTGGGCCCTCCTTATCCATGATCTTGCTCAATATGTTTTGGATGTGAGGATTAAGCTGTGCATAGATTTCTGATGCCTTTTCGTCTTCTTGGCTCAATTGGGCCTCCAAATCATCATATCCATGAAAATCACTGCGGCGGCCATCATGTAGACAACCATCAATCCCCAGTGAATGCCTGTGCGCTCTTCCATGTCTTGAATAAACTTCTTCATGCTGTCTCCTTTGGTTTCATGCGGTTGCGGATAGCCACTGAGAGCTCTTCTTGGCTCCATTCAAGGGCAAGGTCAGCACAAGCGTCTCTTTCGATCTGTATGGCCTTTTTGGTGGTTTCTATGGCCACCATCATGATTTCGGCTTTGGCGACCGCAAGGGCATCGTCAAACTCAGTTTGTGTGAATACTTCAATGTGGCCAGCTCCGCCGAGCAATTGCTTGGCCAATGGACTTAGTTCTTTCTTTTCCATCATTTGATCCTTGCTACTTTGGCCTTGCGCATAA